ACTTGCTGTTCGGTTATCCGTTCAGCAGTCCGCGATACCCGTTCAAGCGTCGTTTCCATGTTCTTCAGTTTTGTTGAAAGTCCGGCGTTAATATCAACCGTAGTTTTCAAAAACTGATCGGCGGGCTTCCATTTTTCAGGGTCACCGCGCCATGTTTCTTGCGGCGTCCATCCCATTTCGCCAGCCAATCCCTCAATCGATGGCGGGTCAGCTACTTGGGGTTCATCTTCTTCCGGCTGCGCTTCATCCAGCACAACGGCTTCGTCACCCTCTCCGGGCGACAATTCTTCTATGTTCATGCTTACCTCAGATTTTTGGCCGCTCTGGCCGGTGTCCCGCTTTGCTTACGGGAATTTTGTTAGGTATATTCGTGGACAATCGCGGCACCAGTGCCGTCTGCTGCCCAGATACCTGAAATAGCGCCTGTGTAGCCATATGGGGCCTCCCAATAGGCACCTGTAGCCAAATCAACGCCCTCGCCAGCTACGGCAGTGCCGCCGCTTGGATCAATGGTCAAAACATTTGCATCCGTGTTGCGGATTGATACCCCGACGCGTGACGTATTCGCAGCGATAAGCACTGCCGATGTGGCAAGGCTGGCAACGCTTGTTTTTGTCACTGTGCCGGAAGTGCCGACCGCCGCGCCAGAACCGCTGACCATCCGGATACTCTGCACAAATCCCTCGTCGGTCACTTCAAAACCGGATAACCTGTCGCGTCCGCTAAATCCCGCCATTGTAAATTCCCTTGATGTCATCATCCGCAATCACGCGGTATTTAATATCTGTGCTGTCTACGTTCATTTCACGGCCTGAATGACGCTGAAAAAGAACCGTGTCGCCAACCTGCGGCGGGCTTGTTTCCATATCCCAATCCGCGCCCTTAAATGCCATCGGGCTAACAGCGACAATCAACCCTTTTTCGCTTGCCGCGTCTTCGCGGTCCTTAAGTTTGTCTGGCATGATAATCCCGCCAGCGGTTTTCTCGCCGATGGTGTCAATTGCTAGAACCACATTGTAATGGGTTGGCCTGATGGGGCTTTGGCAGTCACTCAGTTTCGGAATCATCTATCGCTATCCAGTCTTCTAAATTGCTCTCTGGTATTGCTTTGTAGCAGTCAGCGCGGGTCCTAGCCTCATTGAGCAGCAACTCGCTTAAGTCACCGGCCCATGCCTCTTGCGCCCACAATTCTTTTTGCTGGCCCGCAAACTTAATCATTTGCGCCATCACCCATTCCGTGACGGGGTGTCCCTGCCATTCCTTAAAATCTTCCGGACTAGGCTGCATTTCCAAATCCATCCTTCAACGCCTCAAACTCAGCTTTTTCGGCGTCCAGTTGGAGAGCGCCATCCTTTATGCCAACTTCCGCAATTTTAACCTTGCTATCAATCTCGTTCTTGCGGGCCTTGGATAGCTTTTCTTGTATCGATGCATCCTTGTCGGCAAATTCTAGCTCCGTAGCCTTTTCCTGCATTGGGTTAGGCTGCGATTCCGGCAAAATCTTTTCAATATCCTCAATGTCGGCAGCCTCATAAACCCGGCGCAATATCTCTTTTGGGTCTCCGCCAACCGCCTGGGCCTGTTCCATTGTCGAAAGCAAAAACTGTGCACGTGCCATCTGCTGCATTTTGGTGACGCTAGACGGGTCAGACACAGGCCTGATATCCATATCCGACTGATTAAAGTCCGTTTCAAAGTCAGCCTGCGGGTCGTCCAGCAGTTCGGAATATTCTTTGGCCGTTTCCTCATTACCGTGCTTTGCGATATTCTGAAACAACAACGTAAACTCGGACTTCATCCCGCGATAAACGCGCTTGTAAATCGCCGTAAACACTTGCAGACCTTGCTCAATCATCGCCAGCGTGGTGCCGACCTGACCCTGATTTGACGCGTCACCGGACAAAACATCTTTGATCGATGCAATATCTTTGGCCGCGCCTAAAATCAGATCCAGCAAATTGAACATAGTTGGCGACGTTTGCGGGAATGTCCGTTCGTAAATGCCGCTGCGCAACTCGGAACCACTAACCCCGACCGTTTTATATTCGCCGGGCCTGAACCGAATCGATGAACTTTGACCCTGACCCTGTATTCGCAACCCCGATCCAACAAACCCGCCGCCCGCCGTTGCAGCATGGTTTGCGTCGAGCATCTGATTGATGATCGTGTTTATTACCTCACCGTACTGATCCAGCAAATGGGCTAGGCCAATATTGTAAAACTTGCCTTCTGGGTGCGGCAGAAACTCATACTTGACGTAGTATTCCGCCTTATCGATAAACTGAATCCGCTCGCCGTCATGATTGATGTCGGCAGGCCCAAAGTTCGGAATAATCCGCAGCAGCTTTTTGTCTTTATAGTCAATCGTCACAATATACGGTTCATCAATCCCGTCTTCGTCCAGATCCATATAGCACTGCTGTTCAAGCAACATTCGCGGCTCATGGTCATCCTCGGCATATTCAACCGTCCGATATTTACCCGTCGCCATTTCGCGGGCTATCTGGAACGGGAATACGCCGTCAATTTCTTCTGTGACTTGCGGCGCAGACTTAAGCGATTTGGCCTCATTGTTTACAACCAACTTCATGGCAGGGACAAATGCGCTGCAATGTTTGGTGCCGTCAAACCAGACTTTGCGGAACTCGCAGCCAATGGCAGCAAGCTGGAAAAGCATCGCGTCGGTCTCGCCTTCCCAATTATCCATCCGGTAAAACAAAACCGTGTTCATATAATCTTTGACACGTCCGGCGCGGCGGGTCTTTGCACCTGGCTCACGTTGCCATGCTGGCTCGGTCTGCGCGCCTTCAGGCAACGGTTGCGGGCCTTCAGGCGTGTTGACAAGCATTCCTTGCGACGTAGGGACAACAACCATCCCCTGAAAAAGCTGCACAGGCTTGCCGTCAGGGCCTATCAGCGGCATTCCCTTGTCAGCGCCCACAACCTTGACCGATACAGCCTCATCGCCCTTGACAATGGCTGGATAAGCGCGCGCGTTAAACTGCATCGCCGCATATGGCAGCAATGGGTAATGAACGTTACTCGCCCCCTCCCATGGATAATCCTTTGAGCTGCCGCCGTGGCTTTGAGCCATGTCCTTTAGTGCTTTTATCGCGACGACTTCCCAGTCGGAACGGCTGCGCTTGTCCCGTTCGTATGACTCGCACACGCTGTTTTCAATTTTTGCTATCGCGGTGTCGTCAAGAAATTCGCTGATATCGCCATCATATTCGGCAATCGCCAATATGTTGAGCGCCTGCTCTTCGATATTCTGCTCTTCAGTAACGGGACTATCAAGCATTCCATATTTCATACTCAATACCCCGTGGTGCTATTGCGGCCAGTCATATCACTGTAATCTTCCCAATGATCGTTTAACGGATCTGGATAATGCAGCGGCATATTGTCATCTAAAACTCTGGCTAGTGCGTCCAGCATATCGTCATGGCTGGAAACCGGAAAAGCTAAATATTCTTCGTTTTTGAATGCAGAGATTAGATCAACCTCGACGCCCTCGTAATTCGTTTTGTATAAATCAGGCGGCAGGAATATCCTCCCGCTTTCAAACCTTGGGATCAGCCGCCGTATGCGGTCAACCTTTGGCATTTGCCCGCCTAACTCAATAATCGGGAACCTGTAATTTTCCCGGTCCTGCCTGTCATTTATATGTTCAATGTCAGCCATCATGCCGTATCGCTCATAGCCGATAGCCATGGGCTGCCACCGGCGGTGCCAATTAAACACCAGATCGGCGCGCTGTGTCAGGCTTAGTCTGTCTCGCACCATGTCCAGCACATAAATATTCTTGTCGCCACCAAGTCCCAAAACCCATCCAGCCGTGTAATCGCTGGCTTTCTTTTTCGAACTAGCCGGGTCTATAACAATCGCAATGTTCAGGCTGGCCTCGCTGGGCCGAGCGTATTTTAGCCACTCAGCCTTAAATCCCTGCGTTTCGTCCGCTTTGGGGTCTTGCAACATCTGGCATCCGAAAACATACGGGCCTTGATCTTTGCGCTTTTCAGCCAGCGATTCCCGCGTTAGAAACCTTGGGATGCCGCCTACAGTGCCATCCTCCGTTGCAGCGTATATCCTTGGCTTTGCCGTCTCACGCTCGATCAATGTTTTATACGTATCGTTGTAATGGTACCTGGTGCCAATGAACCGGCGCTTGCCGCCGTGCGACCCCAAATTATAGGACAGCGCCAGCGAGTCCGTGGTTTTCGCCATCATTTCAGGTGTCGATACAGATTCCTTGGTTACAACGTCATCATAAACCAGCAGGCTAAAGTGCTTTGATGTTGGTTGGCCATCAACTACGCCCGACGCCTCAACCGTGGATTCCTTTGGGTTAGACTTGCGCTTAACAACGATCCCCTCATCCTCTGACCATTTGGGCGATTCCTTGCGCGGGTTTGCCCATAAAATGTCCGGGAATATCTCTTTCAATAATTCGTTGGTTTCAAATTCCTGCTTGATCTGCCGCAGGAACCCTTTGGCGATTGGCCTCGTATGCGAGAATATGCCGACAGTTATCTCGGGATTGTTCAATATGTCCTGTATTGTCTTCGCAAACGTAATCACGGTACTCTTGTAATGCTCACGCGCCCATAGGTCCAGGCGGCCATCAGGATCGTCCTGCACTTCCTGGCACCGCTCATAAACCCAATCGTTGTTGCAATCAGCCCGTCCGCAGCCGAATGTCAGTAGACACCAAAGGTTACTCTTCAACAGCCTTTGCTGCTGGGGAATTGCCTGTTCCGGTGAGTGCTCTGACAAGAGCGTCAATTCTTCCCAGAGATCGCTCAATAATTTTCGGGTCTGTTTTGTCGGCAGTCTCGATGGGTGCGCCGTCTCGGCCTGTGTGTTCATGCGCATTAACCTCTTTCCAGCCAGCCTGCGTTTTGAGGTAAAATATCGCATCGCTGGTGCTACCCGCCATAGCCCGCTTTGCAACACCTCCACCAATCTTCGCTATAGCCTCAGCCTTGCCCACCTCGAACGCTGTCTTAGCGGCTTGATCGCGTTTGAGAGTGTCAATCGAGATGCCGAGCATGGTAGCGCACTGTTCCTGCGTGGATCCACAACCAGCCCATAACTTGAGCATGGCGATGGTCTCTTCGGATGCCTTCCAGGGCTTTGGTCCTCGCGCTCCCATTATGTCGCCTCTTGCTCGGCATATAAAGGATTCTTAATATCATTAAACGCAGCGCCTGTTTCGCCATGAACTGCTTGTTGGCCGGTGAAGTTCTGCCAGCGCGTTATGATGACGTCGCAATATTTTGGGTCGAGTTCCATCATGCGGCAGTCGCGGGCAGTCTTTTCGCAGGCGATCAGGGTTGAACCGCTGCCGCCGAATAGGTCGACGATAACTTTCTTGCCGTCCATTGAATAATAATCAAAAAACCAAACCACCAACTCAACAGGCTTCTGTGTAGGATGGACTCGCTTTTTGGTATCGTCTTTTGCCATGCCGTGATGACCCGACCACAAGATACGCGCAACCATTCGTTTGTGCTTTGTTTTGGACCAGCAAAGTTCAAACGTGTTTCCTACAACCTTGTCCATATTGTCTGAACACCGCTTGTCCCACACGACCCACGACCCAGCGTTGCGATTTGGAATCAAGTCACTGTAATAGTCGGCACCCCAAAGAAAGATTTCCTTACAGTAACCAAACGCGGCGAAAACCGTATTTATAAAGTCAGGGTTAAAGTCGTCATTGTCTCCGATAACTGGGTTGAACCGCTCCCCGGTTTTTTTGTGCCGCGCATCGCCACTAAACATTGTGTCATAGTTTGTGTTGAGAAACATCCCATAAGGCGGATCGGTAAACACCATGTCAGCCTTCTGCCCGTCCATCAGCTTGTCCACCGCGTCAATGCTGGTGCTATCCCCGCACATCAGCCGGTGCTTGCCGAGCGTCCAGACGTCGCCCAATACAGTGACTGGCTCATCAGGAACATCAGGGACCGCGTCCTCGTCGGTCAAGCCCTCGGTCTTGTCGATCAGCAGTGCAGCCAGCTCATCCTCGTTAAAGCCCAGCAGTGATAGATCAAAGCCATCGTCGTTCAATCCTTCAATCTCGCTTGATAGAAGCAATTCATCCCAGCCTGCATTAAGCGCCAGCTTATTATCAGCGATGACATAGGCCCGTTTTTGTGCGTCGGTCAGGCCTGCCAGCGGAATCGTAGGAACATCATCCATCCCAAGCTGCCTTGCGGCTAACAAGCGACCGTGGCCCGCTATGATCCCATTGCCGCCATCGGT